CTAGGAGTAATGCCTTGTCCCTTACAGATCCGCAGTCTATTAACATTGACGCGGGAGCGGTTTCGCTGCCTCGAGTCAGCGTCGGGAATAACACCTCGACGTATACCTCGGCAGATGGAAACATCTCCATGGTTGTCTCGAACACGTACGCGAAGCGTACGCGGCGAGCCGTCCGTGTCAATGTTCGCAAGACTGCAGCCGATCCGCTGTTTACTGATCGAAATGCACCTTTCACCATGAGTTTTTACGTGGTGATCGATGTTCCTCCGACCGGCTTCAGCGTTTCAGAGGTTGTTAGCATCGGGACTGGTCTTTTGACCATTCTCACTGCCAACACCAACGCGGTTCTCACCAAGGTTTCTTCAGGCGAGAACTGAGTTTCGGTTACATCTGTAACACAAGGCTATGGAAAGTTCACCTCTGTATAAGGAGGGGCTTTGAAAAGCCTTATGTTACTCGTAGAGATGGTCCTCCAGGATCTGGGGACCAGATGCCGTACGAGCACCACTCGCGATTTCAAAAGAATCGAGAGTCGGGTTGAACACGAGGGGATATCGTTTCTTACGATATCCCTGCCGAACTTTGCTAAAGACCTCCAAAAAGGCCTGAAGCAAGGTTCGATCGATTCCAGTCTCTTCCAAGGTTTTACCTGGAGAGAAGGTCTCCCCGAATTTCTTCGAGGTTTCCTGAATCTTGTGTTCGATTCGGATACGGGTCGATTGCTCGAATACCCCGATGTTGACGCGATTTATGCTGTTCGTCAGATTTGTTTGATGTTCAGCAAAATCGAACTTGAGTGCACTGGCAAGCGCACCCAGGAAGCCATCAGGGGGTATTATGAGTGTGAACAGGATGTCAAGGAGTATGACAGAAGAAGATCTTCTGATGATTATTTGTCATTCAGAAGAATGTCAATGCTCCTCTTCGGCAATGTCCTTCAGCGTGTCAATAATGACATTGATGAATGGAAAATTGTTCCGAAGCACGGTCCTGGTGCCACCGCAGATCGTCTACGCGGTAACGCGAAGTTTGATCAAGCGGAATGGACGACCAGGCTCGAGAAAGTCTTCCCAGCTGGAGAGTTCTTACTTCCCAACTGGGGATACAGAGACGTTCTCGAACGTGTGACGTACCTTGAACCCGGACAGGAGCGAGCTTGTAAGCTCACTGCTGTTCCTAAAACGCTAAAAACACCTCGGTTGATTGCCATTGAGCCCACTTGCATGCAATATGTGCAACAGGGGATCAGTGAGCAATTGACTGAGTATCTTGAGAAGGGGCCTGACACCCTCTTCCCTTGGTTAGTCGGATTTTCCGATCAAGGCCCTAACCGGCAACTTGCCGCTAATGGTTCTCTTGATGGGAGTTTAGCAACACTCGATTTGAGTGAAGCGTCTGACCGTGTTTCTAATCAACTCGTACTTGAAATGACAAACCGTTTTCCCTCTCTTCTCGAGGGGATCCAGGCTTGCCGTTCAAGGAAGGTTGATGTGCCTGGCTATGGTGAAATACGCCTAGCCAAGTTCGCGTCTATGGGTTCAGCTCTTTGCTTTCCAATCGAGGCAATGGTATTTGCTACCATTATCTTTCTTGGAATTCAGCAAGAGCTCAATCGCCCGTTGACCATTTTAGACGTTCATCGTCTAAAGGGTCGGGTGCGCGTCTACGGTGACGATATTATCGTCCCTGTAGAATTCGTACATAGCGTCGTGGAGGCACTCGAAAATTTTGGTTTTCGAGTTAATCACGACAAGTCTTTCTGGACTGGCAAGTTCAGAGAGTCTTGCGGTGAGGACTACTTCGATGGTTGGAACGTAACTGTTACCAAGCTTCGACGTATGATCCCCACACGACGCGAGCACGTTTCGGAGATTGTTTCTCTATCGTCTTTTAGGAACCAGATGTATTATGCTGGCAACTGGAAGACGACGAGATTGGTTGATGGATGGTTAGAGAATTTGATTCCCTATCCTTCCCTCTCACCGACATCTCCGGGGCTGGGCAAGTGGTCACGCCTTGGGCCTGATGACTCAAAGCGTTTCCACAAGACCCTCCATAAGCCTCTTGTCAAGGCAATGGTTGTGTCTACCGACCTCCCTGACAGCAATGTCAGTGGGGAAGGAGCCTTGCTCAAGTGGTTCCTTAAGCGCGGCGAATTGCCATTCGCCGACAGGGATCACCTAGAACGTGCAGGACGTCCTCGGTGCGTCGGCATCAACCCGAGGTGGGTCGCAACGGATTAATTTCTGTTGCGATGTGGCTTTAAAATGCCACGTGCGGAGAGTGATGTGCTCTCTGAAGTTGGTTCTCTCCAGTACCTGGTGGGCACCAGAGAGAAGGACCAGCTTCAAAAGTGAGAGTATATCAACTCTCGCGGAGAT